GACGGCCCAGGACTTTCCGCAAGGTGGCGGCGGTCTGGATCAGCTTACGCGACGACACGCCCGAGAAAACCCTGCTCTCGCCGGGCTCGAGTTCTTCCATTGCCACTCTGATTTCGGATGGCTTGTGCCCGGAGGATTTCGGCGGTACCGGGATGCCGGTTTGCACCGGGCCGATCTGCTCGGAGCGCAGCAGGCGTAGGTTGGTACTCATACCGCCTCCATTTCGGCGCAGACTTCGCGCAGGCGGGCGGCTTGGGAGAGGCATGCGGCGTACCATGCGGCGGCCCCTGCGGCGGCCCCTGCGGCAGCCTCTGCGGCGTCCCGTGCGGCGTCCCATGCGGCCCGTGCGGCGTCCCATGCGGCGGCCCCTGCGGCGGCCCGTGCGGCGTCCCATGCGGCGGCCCCTGCGGCCCCTGCGGCGGCCCATGCGGCGGCCCCTGCGGTCCGCAGATCTTCATCAGTCGCCAGCCCCTGCGCGTACCGTTCTGCAACATCCAGCGCGGCCAGACTGCGCGGGTCGGTCATAAGACTCTGAACCTGCCTAGCGCACCAGGCCGCGTAAAGCCTGATTTCGCGGTCATGCCCGGTCACTGCGCGCAGGCACCACAAGGCATCGTCCAGACCGTTGCTGTCGAGGATCGTGACGATGGACAACGGTTCGTCGTCGGCTTTTGTCTTGCCAAGATGCGTAAGCAGTTTCGTCCAGCCTTCCTCGCACGGGCCGTGCTTGCGGATGGCGTTTAGGGTGGTTTTCATAGTCAGCCCCCCACCAGAACGCCGAGCATGACAAGCGCGGCGAAGATCATCGCCAGCGCTACCGCGTAGTCGCCAGGACTGTACTCCGGCTCGCGCGACCTCGGGTGCATGCTGCGCGGGAGCGTGCGCGCGAAGCGGTAGTGGGCGGGATTGTGATCGTAGAACTTGCTGATTACTGGTTTCATGGGTTTTCCTCAGTAGGTTACGATGATCGCCACGACGGCGAACATCAGCAGGGCGAGCGCGCAAGAGACTGCGCAGGCAAGCTCAAACCAGAATCGATCTATCCATTTCGTGATGCGCGAAATCATCGCTTTACGCTCCCGTCAGAATTTAGCGTGCCGGGGGCGAACAGGTGCCTCAGTTCGTCCGGCACGCGGTAGGTGTACGACCGCCCCCGCTTCGGTCGTACTGGTTGGGCTGGCACTGCCCCGGCTCGAGGGCCGGGGAAGGGCCAGGCGGAGGGGGTGGGGATGGGGCGAAGATTCATGCAATTTCATCAACAACGATAGACGAATCGAAGCAGTTTTCGGCCGCATCTGGCCAGAAAACCCGCACCTTGCGTCCGTTGATCACCGCCACGAGAATATCGGCGTCACGCAGGCGGCGCGTCGGGCCTTTGTCGGCCAAAATCTGGCCCGCAATGCGTGCTATTTCAATGTTGTGCATGCTCTAGCCTCTCCGTATCAGATGGTGGAACGGGGAAATCCGTGGGGAAATCCGTGTGGGAAACGTGGGAAACGTGGGAAATGTGGGGAAAGTCGGGGAAGGGCCAGGCTGAAGGGGTGCGGATGGGGCGCATGCTAGTTGAAGTACCGCGAGGCGATGCCGCGTCCGAACCGCTGCCGCATGGCGTAGCGCAGTTCATGGCCGGTGTAGTGGCTACCCGCGCAGTCGTCGCGCGTGACATTCCACAGGACATCCGCGAGCCAGCGTGCGACCGCGCCCCGATACTCGGTCGGGTAGTACTGCCCCGGCGTGTAGTCGATGCGCGAGACGTCGTCGCATACGGTAATGCGCGAGGGCAACGCGGCCAGCATGGCGTCCAGCGTGCAGGTATGCCGCGACTCGACCGCGTCCAGCAGGCGCAGCGCGTCCGCACGCTGCCGCGCTGCCGTGCGAAGGTCGGCACGGTAGGCGGTCGCGTCGTCATAGTTGCGCCAATCGAAGCCGGGGCGCGTGCGAATGAAACGGCGAATGGCGTCGCAGAGTTGCTGTTTGTCCATGATGTCTCCCGAGTGTGGCGCGCATGCGCCGGTAGTAGAGTACAGGGATTGCGGGGGGTTGTGTTAGGCCAGCGGGTAAGGCTTGGCATACACAGGCTTTGCGGGCGCGCGCATCCCAACAATCGGCGCCTCCGCAGGAAAAGATTCTTTCGCTGCGCGCAGGTCGGCTGCGTTTCCCTCTTGCGCCCGCTTGAGCGCCTGCGCGAAGGTGACATCGGTAAACCCGTATTGCATGTTTTGCTCCCGGTTAGGCGCTGCGACGCGCAGCGCATGGATGCCGCCCCCGGAGGGGCGGCGAGGGGTTAGGCGGCCTCAGAGGTGGCTTCGCCCGTGGCGGTGCGGACGGTCATCAGCAGTGCCGCGCGCGCGCCGTGGACCCGCGCCATCGTCGCGCGGCGATCCAGCCGGTCATGACTCCAATTGAGGTCGCGCATCACGCCGAGAAACTCGCGGCCGTCGGGCAGGCGCGTCCACTTGTAGGCGGCCAGCGAACGCTGGTCCCTGTTAAGGTGCCAGAACTTGCGGAATTCTGTCTTGTTCATCGTTTCCTCCTGGTTAGGCGCCGCGAAGGCAGCGCATGAACGAATCATGCACCTATTCGGGCCGCTTGTGGCGACCGTTCGTCGGCTGGAACCGACCGTTCGTCGGTTGCCGAATGGCATTGACCGCCCGCCAGCCTAGACAAAACTTGACATGAACTGTCCGCTAGCGGGCTGGATATGCTCTTCACGCAGTCACCCAGTGGCACGCAGTCACTGCGTGGGCACTGCGTTAGACTGCGTGACCGCGTGGGAATTGGTCGCCTGGGCGTCATTGCTATCCGCCCCTCTGCACGCGGTCAGGGCGCGACTGCGTGAATTGTCAGGATGTCGTCAGGATTGTGTTTTGCCTTATGCATCAATAGGTTACAAAGCATGGCGCTGCGGGATGATGTTGCGAAAACCTGCGTTTCACGCAGTCACACGCAGTTGTTCCAAAATGACTGTGTGTGACTGTGTGACTGAGTGTGTGTCACCACACACAGTACCCCCCCTATGGGGGGGTACAGTGTGTGGTGACACTAGCCCACTGCGTTTGACAGCGTGGAATGCTGTGGTAGCCTAGCCGCCATCGGCAGCGAGATAGGTGGACGCATGACCGCTAGCGTAGCGACTGCGAGCGAAGAAAAAAAATCTACCCCCAAAGAAAGGCCGCGCTCGCCAATCTCCGGGCACCCAGTCCCGAACGGGCGGCCGAAAGGCGTGCCGAACAAGCTCACGCAGTCCCTGCGCGCGGCCATCGAGTACGCGGCGCAACCAGGGCAATGCCACCCGCAGGGGCTGGCGGGCTGGCTCGTGGAGCGCGCACGCGGCTCGATCGGCGACCGGCAGATTTTCGCAGGGCTGGTCTCGAAGGTCATTCCGCTACAGGTCAATCAACAGGTCAGCGGCGGCATCGCGATCCAACTGGGCTGGCTCCAACAGCGTGGAATCGGCGCGGTAGCGACACAATCCGCAGAGCGAGTCGGCCAAGTGATTGAGCAGCAAGGCAGATCCGTCACCGCTAACTTGATTGCTAATCAGATTGACGATCGGACCATCATGCTGTCGCCCGTCCTGCCCGAGGCGGCCGCGTTCGAGCCTGCCCGCCAGGACGGCCAGGACGCGCCACAGGACGCGGACGAGGCGGCTGGCCACGCAGGTACCGGGCGCTAACGCAAGCCTGCCTGCGCGCTCGCAGCGGGCCGGCTGGCGACCCCCTACCCCCCTTCAACCCGGATAGGGGGGGTGGGTCAAGAATGTGGTCCCTACCTTCCCCTTTAGCATCCCCAAAAAAGGTTTTGCGCCAACCGCATGAACAACCATTACCAGCAGCACTTAAGCGAAGTCGAGTGCATTGAACTGTCGGAAGAGTTTGACTTTTGCCTAGGCAACGCGATCAAGTACATCTGGCGTGCGGGGCACAAGACTATGGATGTGCGGCCAGACCTGGAAAAGGCGGAATGGTACTTGCTGCGGGCGGATAGGTCCAAAAACCAGAGGCTACCGGCGCACAAGGTGGAGCGACTGTCAGCCTATCTTGTTTATGAGTTTGATGGCTGGCGGCGGACGGCGATCTACAGCGTATGTACGGGTGACGTACAAGAAGCGCTTGAGGTGATCCGGGAGTTAATGGAATGAAGCTATATTTTGGCGACTGCCTTGATGTATTGCGCGGTTTGCCTGACGCGAGCGTAGACAGCGTGGTGACTGATCCGCCTTACGGTCTGTCGTTCATGGGGAAGAAGTGGGATTACGACGTTCCCAGCGAGGCGATCTGGCGCGAGTGCTTGCGCGTGCTGAAACCTGGCGGGCATTTGCTGGCCTTTGCCGGCACGCGGACGCAGCACCGCATGGCGGTACGGATTGAGGATGCGGGCTTTGAGATCCGGGACATGATCGCCTGGGTCTACGGGTCGGGGTTTCCGAAGTCGCTGAACGTGAGCAAGGCGATAGACAAGGCGGCAGGGGCATTGCAGCACGAAGGGAAGAACTTTCGAGCGGACGGAGGCAGCGGGACGGCAAGCTATCGTCCGACAATCAACCCTCGCGCATACACTCCACCCGCCCCCGCCACCGACGCCGCCCGCCAGTGGCAAGGCTGGGGCACCGCCCTCAAGCCCGCGCTGGAGCCGATCACCGTGGCGCGTAAACCATTGATTGGCACGGTGGCCAATAACGTGCTGGAGCACGGCACAGGGGCGCTGAATGTTGATGGGTGCAGGGTTGGGGATGAGCCTTTGACCCAGCATGGGCGCAAGGGCGACGCTTTCGGCTTCGCAACTGCGGAGCCGGCCGGCCGCGCGTGGGCCGGCCGCTGGCCCGCCAACCTGATCCACGACGGCGGCGAGGAGCCCGCCGCGCTGCTGGGCGATGCCGCCCGCTTCTTCTACTGCGCAAAGGCTAGTTGCGCTGATCGCAACGACGGCTGCGAAGGCATGCCGGAACGCATGCCGCACCCGCCATCGGGCGACGGCCGCGCTTGGGACATTGCCGGCAGCAAATCGACGCCGCGTGCAAACCACCACCCCACCGTCAAGCCCACCGACCTGATGCGCTACCTGTGCCGCTTGGTGACGCCGCCTAATGGAACAGTTCTTGACCCGTTTATGGGGAGCGGCAGCACGGGGAAAGCGGCTGCTTTAGAGGGTTTTGACTTTATTGGTATTGAACGCGAAGTGGAATACCTTAATATCGCGCGCGCAAGAATCGAGGCGGCAAAACAGGGATGAAGCTCCAGGATTACCAGCCTCGGGGCGTGTTCTTGCCCTTGCACAATCGCAGCAAGCGGTGGGCATGCGTGGTGGCGCACCGGCGGGCTGGCAAGACTGTGGCGATGTGCGCGGATCTGGTGATTGGGGCGCTGGAGACGGCGTTGCCGCGCCCGCAGTTTGCGTATCTGGCTCCGTTTCGGGATCAGGCGAAGCGGGTGGCGTGGAATTATCTGAAGGAACTGACGCGGGATTTCTGGATCAAGGAGCCGAACGAGTCTGAATTGCGGATTGACATGAAGAACGGGCACGGCGGCGAGAGCCGGATTTATGTGGCCGGGGCTGACAATCCGGATGCGTTGCGAGGGATGTATTTTGACGGCGTGGTGATGGACGAGGTGGGGCAGATGCGGCCTAGCGCCTGGTATAGCGTGTTGCGTCCTGCGTTGTCGGATCGGAAGGGCTGGGCAATTTGGGCGGGTACTCCGGCTGGAAAGAACTTCTTTTGGCAACTTCGGGAAGAGGCGCGGCTGAATCCGGAGACGCATATTTTGATGGAGTTGCCTGCGAGCCGGACGGGCATTTTGGACGCGGAGGAATTGCGGGACGCGAAGGCGCAGATGACCGAGGAGGCGTATGCGACCGAGTACGAGATCAGTTTTGATGCGGCGATTCCGGGGGCGTACTACGCGAAGATCGTTGGGGAGTTGTACGAAAAGGGGCAGATTGGCGACATGAGCCTTGACCCCACGCTGCCTGTGGATTATGCGGCTGACCTGGGGTACACGGACAGTTGCAGTTGGTGGGGCTGGCAGGCGACGGTTGATGGGTATCGGGTGGTGGACTTTTATGAGGCGGATGGACAGCCGATCCAGCACTACATTGATTGGCTGAAGGCGCGTCCGCACAAGGTGGGTGAGGTGTATTTGCCGCATGATGCGCGGGCAAAGAGCTTGCAGACGGGCAAATCGATCATTGAGCAGTTCCTGTCGGCGGGAATCCGGCCCAAGATGGCTCCGGAACTGTCCTTGCAGGACGGGATTGAGGCGGCGCGGGTAGTGCTGCCGCTGTGCTGGTTCGATGAGAAGGCGACGTATGACGGGGTTGACCACCTGCGCGGGTATATGCGGGAGTGGGACGAGAAAACGCAGACGTTTCGCAACCGGCCCAAGCATGACCAGCACTCTCATGCGGCGGATGCGTTCAGATACATGGCTCTTTCGGTGAGGAAGGTATTGCCGAAAGGGGCGGGCGGTGACAGAATTGCACGGCGGCAGGGTGTTTCGCAGGGGCTGAACTACGCCTTTTCGCTGGATGACATCTGGGATACCGGGCCGAAACAGACGACGAGGGTGGGTTGATGGAAACGTCCGCCAGGATTGAGAAATCGACCGATTTTGCGGCGACCCCGGCAGGAATGGCGCAGCGGTGGGGCACGGAGATTGCGGCGGCTGAGCAGGAGATTGAGCCGTTTCACCGCGATGCGCGAAAGATCATCAAGCGGTACCTTGACCGGCGTGATGCGTGGGAGGAGGACGAGAGCCGGGTTAACCTGTTCTGGTCTACGGTCAAGGTTTTGCTGTCGATGCTGTATGCGCGTCCTCCGAAAGCGGATGTAAGCCGTGCTTGGCAGGACGCGGAGGACGATCAGGCGCGTGTTGCGGGCACGATGCTGCAACGGCTGCTGAACAAGGACTTTGAGGAACAGGTATCCAGTTGGGACAGCACGATCCGGCAGGGAATTGAGGATTGGTTGGTCGTTGGCATGGGCCAATGCTGGATGCGGTACGAGGTCGAGACGGAAGAGGTCGAGATTCCGGCCGTGATTGACCCGATGACGGGCATGGAGATCCAGCCCGCGCAGATGGTCGAGCGGATTACGGAAGAAGAAGCCGAACTTGACTATGTGCATTACCAGGACTTTTTCTGGTCGCCTGCCCGGACATGGCGGGAGGTGCGTTGGGTAGCGCGTCGGGTGCATATGACGCGCGAGCAACTGGAGGCGCGGTTTGGCGAGGCGATTGCCAAGTCGGTGCCGATGATCCAGCCCAAGCGCGAGAATGACGAGCAGACGACCAAGCACGACCCGTGGGCGCGTGCCGAGGTTTTCGAGATCTGGTGCAAGGAAAACGAGAAGGTTTACTGGTTTGCGAAGGGTGCGCCCGTTATTCTTGATGTGAAGGACGACCCGCTGGGCATTAGCGGGTTCTTTCCGTGCCCGATGCCGCTGGCGGCGAACGTTACCAGCGTCAATTTCCTGCCGCGTGCTGACTATGTGTTCGCGCAGGATCAGTTCAATGAACTGGACGAGATCAACACGCGGATCAAGTGGCTGACGCGGGCGGCGAAGGTTGTCGGCGTGTACGACAAGGCGGCTGACGGGCTGCAACGGATGTTTCAGCAGGCGTCCGAGAACCAGTTGATCCCGGTGGACAACTGGGCGATGTTTGCCGAGAGCGGCGGCATCAAGGGCAAGGTCGA